GTTGGCTAGAACGTGCATACGAAGACGGCACGTTAGAGCTTAACCACAGATCCTGTGAGATGATTGCAAGGGACTTATGGTCAATCATCGAAGCAAGATATCCTAATAGAGAAATTAGGATCGAAGTAAGCGAGGACGGCGAGAACGGCTGTTACCTCATTTTTCCATCAACTACTAATAATTAAGGTAAAAATGATTTCTATGAAACCCGAAGTGACTAAGATTTTCGACGATCTCGATGCATGGCTCAACCACTGCCGCGAGGAATTGATCGAATACAATCCCGCAGATCTTTATAAGTCTAAGGCTTATAAGGAATGGAAGAGCAAGCAAGATTACTTGCAGCGCAAAGCCCGCCGGGATATCCGGGAAGCAAAAGAAGCAAGAGGTCATCAGCACAAACGATGACTGTCTTTCTAATCGATTTAGAAGCTGTAGAATCTAGGTATACAGGTCAATGGAAGACCCATGTACCTAGACTCCTAAAGAAACATGGACATTTAATTCATGTTATTGAAGGACCAAAAGATATTCCTCGGGCGACCACGCCCGGGGCATTTCTCAATTTCGGCGGTACAAATATCTATAAAGCTAGCCAAGTCGAACAGATGGCCAGGTTATTCACCGAAGGTAAAGTACGCGCAGGTGACCATTTTATATTCACCGATGCGTGGCATCCCGGAATTATTAATCTAAAATATATGAGCGAACTGCTACAGATTCCTGTTACTACACACGGTCTTTGGCATGCAGGTAGCTACGATCCGCAAGACTTTTTAGGTCGGCTGATCGGAGACGAACCTTGGGTACGGAATGCTGAATTTAGTTTTTTCTATTGTTTCGACCACAACTATTTTGCCACCGATTTTCACATTGATATGTTTTGCACAAACTTATTAGATGATGACAATGTCGAAAGCATCATGAGCTATCATCCAGGTAGAATTGTAAGAACAGGATGGCCTATGGAATACATGGAGGGAACTCTTACTCCGTATAAAGGTATGCCTAAGCGAGATCTAATCTTATTCCCACATCGTATTGCACCAGAAAAGCAGGTCGAAATATTTCGTGATTTGAAAGAACACTTGCCGCAGTACGAATTCATTGTATGTCAAGATCAAGAACTAACAAAGAATGAATATCATAATCTGTTAGGCGAAGCTAAAATGATTTTCAGTGCGAATTTGCAGGAAACCTTAGGTATTAGCTGTTACGAGGGTGCATTGCTAGATGCAATTCCAATGGTTCCGGATCGTTTGAGCTACAGCGAAATGTATATCGATACATTTAAGTACCCCAGTGAATGGACTGAAGATTGGGATTCATACGTGCAATGTCGTCCGTATCTAATGCGTGAAATTATGCAACATATGGATTTTTATGATTCACGAGTTCCATACATTCGCAAGCAGGCAATGGCGTTAACTGAGACATTCTTCAGTGCAGATATTTTATTAAAAAATATTAAGTAAGATTGACATTGCCTAAATAAAACACTATAATATAGTGTAATTAGGAAATAATAATGAAAACAAGTAAACAAATTCGTGAAACCTTAAAAGCTGCCGGCAAGCGTTTTTGGGCCGGTGATAACATTTCAGAATATCTCACCGAAGAAGATATTGCAAAGCTAATCGACGAAACTACTGAAGCATTCGAAGGTGTGTTAGATTCGTTGGTAATCGATCGTGAAAACGATCCAAATAGCAAAGGTACTGCCAAGCGTTTGGCAAAAATGTACTTTAATGAAATTATGGCAGGTAGATATGAATCAGCACCAGACGCAACAGCATTTCCAAATGACTCGCAGGACCGCTACGAAGGTATGCTTGTTGTTCGCAGCGAGCTTCGTAGCATGTGCAGCCATCATCACCAACCCGTTACTGGTGTTGCTTATATTGGTATTATTGCCGCACAAAAACTCATCGGACTTAGCAAATACACACGAATCGCACAATGGTGTGCAAGACGTGGTACTCTCCAGGAGGAACTTTGTAATGATATTGCTAGGGAAATCTCTCGCGCAACAGACTCCGAAAACGTAGCGGTCTACTTAGAAGCCGAGCATGGTTGCTGTACCAATCGAGGCATCATGGCACACAGCAGTTTAACACAAACCACCGTATTACGTGGTGCGTTCTCTACGGATGCAGGAACAAAGAAAGAGTTCTTTGACAATATTAGGCTACAGTCAAGAAATGGTAAGTAAATCGTTTCTTAAGTAAGTATGGCGTAGTATTAAAATATCGCGATGCGGCTCCTATAGTAGGAAAAGTTATTCCTTCGACTACTACAGGACAAACATTAGGATTATTGTTATTTAGGATCATACGCTCTCGTTGTTCGGGAGCTTTCATAGGGTTGTTATTAATCATACGCTGTCGGACTTGTTCAACGATTTCTGGAGTAGAGAATATGTTGTCTTTACCTCGTTTGTAGGAACCATTAACCTTTCTTGTATTAGACATTTTAATGTAGGATTCCGGAGTGCAATATGTTTGCGGAGTAGGAAGATGAGAAATATCGTAATGTCTGTTAAACAGTTTGTAGGCATACATCATTTTATGTTTATTTGCGCCAACTGTCATTTTTATTAATAAACGATGACATACTCTGTGTTCTTTGTAGGTAAGCACAACAAGGTTATCAGAAGAATCAGATCCGCCAAAACAACGAGGAACGATATGATGTGTTTGAAATCCGTCATATCGTTCCTTGAGATGGTTACGAGCAATAGCACTGTTGATTATTTTGTAATAAACTTTAGTGTATTTGTTATCTATAAACATTGACTTATCCTATATATTGTGCTAAACTTAAATATATTTATAAAAATGGGTGTTGTGACAAATGGGAAAAATAATCAAGAAACAAAGTAAACTACAGCAGGAGTTCGCGCCGCTATGAGTTGGTTTAAAAGAAAAGTAAAGAACTGGTTAGATAGCAGTGAAGAGTATCCGTTAGAAAAAGCATCTTATGCTTCAGTAAGTCGAGATACCATTAGCGCAAACGGTATGAACATTACAGTTCATAGGGCAGCAGGTGGATTTGTTATTGAATCAAGGCAGTACGATGTTACAAGAGATTCTAATAACAATCGACTTTTTATTGTCACTGATGAACAAGATTTAGGCCAAGAACTTGGTAAAATGATTACCATGGAATGCCTGCGGAGGTAATATGAAAAAGCTCACACTTACACACAATCACATTAGTGCATACACAGCTAAACTATGTCGAGATATTGCCAATAGTAACTGGCGCCCAGATTATGTTGTAGGACTAACACGCGGTGGTTTAATTCCTGCTGTAATGATCAGTCATTATTTCGATGTTCCGATGAATACTTTAAAAGTGTGCCTGCGTGACAACGAGGATACAGAAACTAACGCTTGGATGGCCGACGAAGCATTTGGTTATGTAAACGAAGACGAACGGCACTTGTATGGCAACTGTCGTTGGGATATCAAGAAGCGTAAAAATATCCTCATCGTCGACGACATTAACGATACCGGTGCAACCTTTGAATGGATTAAAAACGATTGGCAAGGATGCTGCTTACCACACGAGTCATCATGGGATACTGTTTGGCACAAAAATGTACGATTCGCAGTTCTTGTAGACAATCTATCGAGCAACTTCAAAACTGATCATAATGCAATCGAAATCAACAAAGCTGAAGACGATGTTTGGGTTGATTTTCCTTGGGAAGAGTGGTGGGCTAAATGAGGATTGAGCCAGAAATTTTATTAGACTTTGAAGATGTGTTAATTCGCCCAAAGCGATCAACCCTGACTAGTCGCAAAGATGTAGATCTTCGGCGTGAATATACATTCAAACATAGCAGTCGAGCGTGGAGAGGCGTTCCTATTATGGCTGCCAATATGGACGGAGTCGGCACCGTCAAAATGGCAGAATCATTGCAAAATTACGAGTTGTTTACCTGCTTAACCAAAGATACTGTTGAAATTCCTTTTGGATTAAATCCTCATAGATTTGCAGTTAGCACTGGCACTAGCGACAAGGACTTTGAACGCTTGCAACTTCTAATGCAAACATATCCGTATGTTCATTTTATCTGCATTGATGTTGCTAACGGTTATAGTGAATCATTCGGTGACTTTGTTGCACTGGTTCGCAGAACTTTTCCCGAACACACTATCATTGCGGGCAATGTTGTTACCGCAGATATGACACAGGAGTTAATTTTACGTGGAGCTGATATTATTAAAGTGGGCATTGGGCCTGGTAGTGTTTGCACAACTAGGATCCAAACTGGTGTCGGTTATCCCCAACTGTCCGCGATTATTGAGTGCGCTGATGCCGCTCATGGCTTGGGCGGGCATATTATTGCTGATGGTGGATGCACTTGTCCCGGAGATGTGGCTAAAGCATTTGGTGCAGGTGCTGACTTTGTAATGCTCGGCGGAATGCTTGCCGGTCACGACGAAGGCGGTGGCACAATAGTTACTCGTTGGAAGCAGTCCGGGCATACTGATGAAGGTAAACCTATTATAATCGGAGATCGTTGTGTACAATTCTACGGAATGAGCAGCGAAACTGCAATGAAAAAACACCACGGTGGAGTCGCCGAGTATAGAAGTTCAGAAGGTCGGACTGTAGAAGTACCTTATAAAGGGCCAATTACAAGCACCCTACAAGATATACTCGGCGGATTGCGCAGCACTTGCACATACGTCGGTGCAGAAAATTTAAAACAGTTAAGCAAATGCACTACTTTTGTGCGAGTTAATAATCAGTTTAACAGGGTGTTTTCAAAGTAAATCAAATGTTTGAATTAGTTAAAGCAAAAATAAAAGTTAAAATTCTTCCTAAAATTATCTATCTGCTATCTAGGTTGAGTTCATTAATTCTACATGTTGAAAGTGCAGCAATGATGAGTAATTCAAACGCAAGAGAATTCATCATTCGAAATAAATGGGCAAGCACTATGACAAAACTTACCGTAACAAATGGCGTTACTGGATATACTTCACCTACGCATTATTACTCCACAGGAATGAATTTTAGTTCGAGTTTTCAAAATACCGGAATTACGTTCAATTCGCAGGGAAATAAAGAAGTCGTAAGAATTACTCCAGAAGGAGATGTTAAGTGGAGCGGAACTCCTTCGCAGGCTGCAGAAGTTTTCAGACAATGCTTGCAGTTCCATGTAGAAGATCAAGCAAAATTTAAGGCGGCGGCTAGAAGTAGATATTACATGCTGGCCTGTAAGAATATTCTAAATAAAGCCGAAACAATGCAGCACGACGAACTGCTTGACTTTTTGAAAGATCAAGTGTATAATCGTGAAAGAAAAGTAATTATAGATAGTCTAAAGGGCAAAGATTAAATGAACGAATTTCAACAATGGATCGAACTTCAACGTACAAAAGACTTCAGCGACTTTCCTGAAATTTCAGAAGAAGTCGAAAAATGGATGGGTCATGCATTTTATGCAGGCCATTCTAAAGGGCATCTCGAAGGATACCTTCTTGGATTAGATGAATCAGGTGACGGCGAATGAGCAAGATTAAACTAGCAGAATTATTTTATAGTATTCAAGGCGAAGGTCGATATATGGGTGTCCCTTCAATCTTCTTACGCACATTTGGTTGCAATTTCAAGTGCGCTGGCTTCGGAATGCCCAAGGGAGAATTGAGCACCGAAGCATCCTCTCTTGATCCAACACAGTATACAGAGTATCACACTCTTCCACTTGTCACCACAGGCTGTGATAGTTACGCATCTTGGGACCCGCGTTTTAAAGGTCTGTCCCCGCAGGTAGAAACGGGTGAGATCGTAGATCGCATCTTGGGACTTCTTCCGTATAACGAATGGCGCGATGAGCACCTTGTTATCACGGGCGGCGAGCCGCTGCTAGGTTGGCAGCGTTCATATCCAGAATTGCTCGGCAATTTCAAGATGCGTAATCTTAAAGAAATCACGTTCGAAACAAATGGTACGCAAGAATTAGATAATGGATTTAAGCAGTATCTAATCGAATGGCAGCAACAAGACAATGCTAGAGAAATTACATTTAGTGTAAGTCCTAAGCTAAGTGTCAGTGGCGAAAAGCGCGAAGAAGCAATCCGGCCAGAAATTGTCTGCGATTACGAACAGGTAGGCTATGCTTATCTCAAGTTTGTAGTTGCCACCGAAGACGATGCCAACGAAGCGTTAGAAGTATCAAACTTATATCGTAATGCAGGATTTAACGGTCCGATCTACTTAATGCCCGTAGGTGGTGTAGAAAGCGTGTATGCATTAAATAATAAGAATGTCGCATTGCTTGCACTGCAACACGGTTTGCGTTATAGTGATCGTTTGCAAGTGCCGTTGTTTAAGAACGCTTGGGCTACATAAGGAATGACAATGTTTGATAGATTCATAAATTGGTTTACCGGTAAGGGTGCAGAGAAAGAAGCTGAAAAATATACTGTACCTAGTACTCCGCTAACTCCAAAAGAAATTGCTAACGCAAATAAAGAACCGTGGGTAGCTGTAATTGATGTGCAGGTTAATCAAGAAAATCCTAAGAATGGTTTTTTTGAACTCGACTGGAATGAATATTTTATTGTGTCATTACGCGAGGCAGGCTACACAGGCGGTACAGACGAAGAACTCGTCGATAAATGGTTTCAAGACCTTTGCCGAGAAATCGGCAACGACGAAGGGTTACCAATGGACCGTAGATACGGCGGTTACGTTAATGTCAACAATCTCGGAAACGGAAAGAGCGAAATCGGATAATGACATATATTCTAGTAGATACTGCGAATACATTTTTTAGAGCACGGCATGCTATGCGCGGCGATGCTCACGAAAAAGTCGGAATGAGCCTGCACGTTATTCTTAGTTCTATTCGAAAAGCGTGGGCAGACTTTGATGGCAAACATGTTGTTTTCTGCCTCGAAGGTCGTTCGTGGCGCAAAGATTATTATGAGCCATATAAGCGTAATCGCAGTGATGCTCGTGCTGCTCATTCAGTTCGAGAAGCTGAAGAAGAAAAGCTGTTTTGGGAAACATTTGATGTGTTTAAAGAATACATCAACGAAAAAACTAATTGCTCCGTACTGCGCCATCCCAATCTCGAAGCCGACGATCTAATCGCAGGGTGGATCGCTGCTCACCCTAATGACAATCATGTTATTATCTCAACAGACGGTGATTTTGCACAATTAATTGCGCCCAATGTAAAACAGTACAACGGTGTAATGAATATGACCATTACTCACGAAGGTTACTTCGACGACAAAGGTAAACCGATCAAGGACAAAAAGACAGGCGAAATTAAACCTGCTCCTGAGCCAGAATGGCAGTTGTTCAAGAAATGTATGCGCGGCGATACCAGCGATAATGTGTTCAGTGCATACCCAGGTGTTCGTGAAAAAGGCACTAAAAATAAAGTCGGATTGCAAGAAGCATTTGCAGATCGCAACTCTAAAGGGTGGGCATGGAATAATCTAATGCTTCAACGGTGGACTGATCACGAAGGTAAAGAACATCGCGTTCTAGAGGACTACAATCGAAACATTGTTCTTTGCGACCTTAAGGCTCAACCCGATGATGTTAAACTGCAAATTGTAGAAACAATCCAGGCAGAAATCGACAAAGAAAAGAATATTAGTCAAGTCGGTATTCGACTTATGAAATTTTGCGGCCAGCACGATCTTGTCAAAGTCAGTGAACAAGTACAAAGTTATGCAGAGCCGCTAAACGCAAGGTATCACCAATGATTACGAGAGCAAAAGTACTAGTTCCAAATAAATTTTGGATTCTAGAAAACGGCGGAGAAAAATTAGCTACCCTTAGCAAAGAGAAAAAAGGGTATAGCTTATTGTGCCGTGGTCAAAAATTCGAAGTACACGATCTAAAAGAAATCAAGGAAAGATTTGGTATAACTCTTTCCGAAGATATCTCAAAGAAAGAAAAAGTAACAAAGCCTCCTTTGCCTACCG